GAGACGGGGAACTCGGAGACGTTTACCCATAATCGATATATGATAACTTCAAATAACGAAATTGTAAAAGAACAGAGTGGCGCTGAATTAATCGTTACCAAGTACTTGGGCGAGGTAGTTGATGTGAAGGATCCATTGAGAGAAGGTCGCTGTCGAGTCAGAGTTTTCAGCATATTTGATAATTTAGCGGTTGAAGATATTCCATGGGCAATACAAATGAAAAAACCAACGTTCTTTGGTCAATACGCAAAAGCTGGATCAATTTCAATTCCCAAGAAAGGTTCAATCGTTGAAGTTGTTTTTAATAATGGAAATCTCTACTCGCCGGAGTACGGTCAGATTCAAGAGATTGGGGACGATATCAAGGAGGCTCTACTTGCAAGTACCGATTTTGAGTACGAGGGAGCTCACTATATTCTGTTTGATGGAGATGAACATATTAAAATATACTTCACAAAGGGTAGGGGACTCACCTTTGAAATGAAGGACTCGTACTTGACGATTGATCAAAATTCAAAGATTGAAATTTATCATAAGGACGGCCTGTCCTCAATGGAGTTTGATGGAAACGTTATTAACGTACAAAGTTCATCTCAAGTGAACGTCACATCTAACGTAATAACTCTAGAGGGTCAAACGATAAACGTTAACGGCCAATTAACTAATATTGGCGCGAATGCAAAGGCTGAACATGCGGTGATGGGAAATACTCTGTTTGAAGTATTGGTGACCTTAGCCTCGGCAATCGATGCTAAAATACCATGTACGCCAGGAGCAAGCTCAGCATACGTTACCTCTATGTTACCTAGATTATTATCAGGTACCGTAACGGTAGGAATGTAAGTCGAAGAGATCTTCGCATTCAGTCAATACCAATTCCTTATTTAAACCGCTTAGTGAATCACCAAAATGGATTGCTCTAAATCTAAGTTCCTTGGTTTTCTTGGCATGCGTAATATCTTCAGCCAAGGTTGGAAGATCCTCTCTTTTTCTAAAATATCGGCTTGAGGCTTGGTACTTTCCAAGCAGGTCTTCCCTAACCATTTCCATGTGGTGCATTGTTATTAGATCACGTTCAAAAACTCTGGATCTGGTGTAGGAATCATCGGTGATTCCGCGAGTTGGATCAATATCCGAAAACATGAACTGTACGGAATGATGTCGACTATTTGGTCCAATTTCATAAATGAACGGCACTTTGAATCTGGAATAGCCTTGATGTAGAGTTGGAGTCAAGTAATTTATGTAGCGAACGGCTGTTGCCTGCAACTTGTCATTTACGATTTGGCGTTTTGCCTCTTCGAATTGTTCCTTTATGTAGAACTCATCCGCATCCATTGAAGTATAATGAGTCGCTCCAAGTTCAAGAGCTTTTTCTAAACAAGTTTGTCGCTTATCACATTCATATTTTTTAGCTCGGATCACATCATCCGGTTTAGTCAGGGATGATGGAACGAATTTTGTGAATTCCATTATTACATCAATTAGGCCTTTCTCCTTGAGCCTCTCTAGTGTTGGTAAAAGCAATGGAGAGCATTGAGTATTTCCCCATGACACCGTCTGATAAGACACAATAACAATATCAACACAGTCTCTGACCGATCGGATTGAGGCTTCTAGTGTTTCAAGCCCATCGAAAACTACGTAACCTACCGCAAGCTTCATTTAATTTTATTTTCCTAAAATTATATTTTCACCATTCAGTAGCAACTGTTTGAAACCGAAATTATTGCATCTATTTTTAATGTGATCTGAATGCCCATCGTGTTCAATGCATATAAGTTTTACAGATTCGAATACTACGTCAGTCAATCGGTCAAATAGAAATAAATTTGTGGATTCGACGTCAATCGTTAAAAAATCAACATTTTCTAAATGATCTGCTAGTAGCGAGCTTAATGAAATGGTTTCAACTTCGACTGGCGAGAACTTAACATTTGAGCCGGCTTCCCATTTAATCTTATGGGATTCGTCTAATGAACTAACTGCATCCCCACCTGATGAAAATAGTGTAGCTCTTCCAGTTAGGTCAGTTACTGCCTTTTCTACAAGAATTATTGACGAATTAGTTGCGTATTGCTTTCTAAAATTCTGCATGCATATTGGATCTGGCTCCACATATACTCCAGACCATCCCAATTCGACCAATGCTCTAGTGTTACTAAACTTAAATGGGTCGTACGCTCCAATATCAAGGAATTTTCCATCAATTTTGTTATTGAAGTATTCTAAAATTATTTTCTCTTCGTTGTTTTGACTGTACATTTTGTAAACTTTAAATTATTTATATTTGAATGATCTAATTTAATTAGTGGCCACTACTAAGATCAATCGTTTTATTTTTAAATGGCCTATATGACATTATTATCAAAATAATTTGCTTTGGACTCGATATTAGATAGTCCAATAGAAACGTAATTACCAGGAATTTTACTAAAATTTAGCTCTTTATAGATTCTTATGAATGCTGTATGAGATCCTCTTTTTTGTTCATTAATCTCATTCATCCATTTAATAATAAAGTCTTTATTAGATTGAGTATTCTTAATAAAATGAACATAATCATGTGGACTATCATCAACTTTAACGTCACTCATCCAATCGACATCTAATTCAAAGTCAATTTTTTTATGAATGTTACAATCAACATCTAACCACAAAAAATCCTCATTTAATAAATTCATCATTCTTAAAAGGAACTCAGGTTTTGCTCTCACATTATCAATCCACTCATTTCCAAAATTTTCTTCTAATATTAAATTTGGAATATAAAGGTCATCACATTGTTTCTTCAATCTAATAGCACTATTTTTATAAAAATTACTATTATCGATATCGCAGTAAAAACTTACAAGTTTCATATTTTAAATGTACAGAGTTCGTTATTTTTTAAAAGGGCACACCTCTAATAATTTAAGAGGGTCTATTTTTAACCCAGTTGGGCTAGGCTTGCTAGAAATAAATTTAGCGAGTAGAGTATGATCTATGCTTTCTCTAAAATCTAGGAATTGTATATTTTTTTCAGTAGTAACGCTGTAATGATCATGAAATTTAAAATCATCGCCACCGATATTATTTGAAAATTTGACCCATTTTACTGGTATTCCATAAGCGTGCGCTAGTATTATCCCGTGCAATGAGCTGGAAATGACAGTTTCACAAGACAGTAACTCGTCTATGAACTGCTCTGGCGCTAAACAGATATCAATCACTTTTGAGTTATTCTTTCTCATCCAGTTTTGATTAAGTTTGTTACAAACTAAGCCGGCGTCAATGTAGTGCGGAATTATCCCAAGCTTATGAGTCTTAGCAATATTAGGCTTGTAGTAATGCGGCATTAATAGAGCCGGGTCGCCGACTACTCCACCGAATTTGTATTTTTGGCGATTTTTTAATTTCTTAGCAGTCAAAAAACCTCTTACTGCTAGGATTTTATGAGTTTTTGGAATAGTGTCGTTCTTGAACGCAATACCGGCTCCCCAAACTTCAGTTTGGCAAGTCTGGTGATTTAGTATTGAACCGGTGATCATTACTTTATTAATTGGGTCATCTGCTTGAGTCCAACAAGGGAATTTACCGGATATCTTATTAGCTAAATATGGAGATAATGCGTCACCGACGTTGTTGGAGAGGCAGTAGTAGACATTTATGTGATCGATCATTTTGTTTGATAACGATAGTAATAAATTACGTTTTGTATTTTTGATTCAGTTTTAAGAAGACCGCTTTCGGTCAATGATTTTGACCATTCATGATCTTCTCCATAATTTATCTCAGGAAACTTTATTGATTTGGCAATAGTTGAGCGAATCGCATTCAAGTGATTGGGGGTACGTTCATACTTGACTCTCCCAGTTGATGCAGTTCTCCACTCGGTATATGATAAACTGTGCTCAAATATCTCAGGATTGATACCATTAGTGGTCATCTCGCCAAGTAAAGAACAGCAGTCTGGATTTGATTGAACTGCCAATAGTATTGACTTAACATAGTCATTCGAAGGCCAATCGTCGTCATCAAAAAATGCGACATATTTGCCAGTTGCCCTCATCAATAAGTCGTTTCTCTTTAGACCTTTGGTTTTTTCTCCATTGTCAATGTCATATAGAATTTCACACTCTCCATTAAATTCAGCTGCTTGAGCCATAAATTCAGCAAATAGAGAGTCAAACATGGTCTTACGAGAGTGAATTGAGAGAATTAGGATTGAAAGAGTTGGGTGATTTTTTATAGCCTCACCAATTTCTATTCGATCGATTTCAGCAAATCTATTAGCTTGTCGATTTGTAAATGTAACATGATCAGCACTCCATAAAGATTGACTCTCAGTTATCGAATATTGAGAGTCCATTTGAGCTAGTCCGAAGGCTGGGTGTAAATGTTTAAATAACACAACAGAGTCTCCCATGTATTTGTATTTTCCAAGAAGCTTTGCCACTTCTTGAGCTTCAACATCGCACCATAAACTAATATATGATGGGTGATAGATGTAGTTAAAACGACGGTAATACTCCTTTCCTTCAATCGTCATCGAGCACAAATTAGATCTTTGATTACCGTCATTAAAATGGATGAATTGATCTAGGTTTGAATCAAACGCATTACGAATAATATTATCAAAGCCTCTTTCAACAAACACCATATCGTCAGACATGTTTATTAGAATATCCCAAGACTTTTCATAATAGTTTAGGTCACGATTTATTGCGTCTATTTTGTTTTTACTACTTCCTAACACAACTGAAATTTTAGGATTCTCAAGAGATTTGATATATTCTAAATATTGGTCTAAGGTTGGATCATTATCGTCTAGGCTACATAAAACAAGATAATTTGGGCTTACGCAATTATTAATGATGCTTACAAGACCTCGATAAAATAAATCAGGTCTACTTCGTGAAGTATACTTGAATAGAATAGTTTGATTAGATTTATTATTTCCAAGTATTGATGAATCTATTGTTTTAGCGGCTATTGTGATTACTTGTGATGCAATTGAGTCTTTCACCACCTTCTTTAGTTTAGTAAGCGTGGAAATTTTCGGAAGGTGTTCTGACCTGATTGCCCACATCTGTTTATGAACGTTTGAAGAGGTTGCTGATCCTGAAAAGTCAAGCGCAATCAATTTATCGACATTGATAGTATCAAAGTCGGATGGATCCGTAAATATGAAAGAGTCCTCATGGATCTCAAAAGAACTGAATGGTACTCCATTAGAAATAATGAATGCAAATTTAGAAATAATAGATGGATCCGTAAAGTCTAAACCAGCTAATCCATTTAGCAAAAGGTTTGAAGTAGCATCAGAGTTAATGATCGTAAATAGCTGCGAGCTTAGGAGACCTTTATGATCTTTATAAAAGAATCCGAATTGGGAATTAGTAGGCAGCTCATTTATTATGAATAGTTGAGGATCGAATACGGTAACTCGGCAGTTTCGATAAGAAAGAGCAGTTAGCATGAATGGGTTAATCCGATAAGACTGATCAACTCTAGAGGCTCTTTTGGTTTTTTGAGAATTATGATCTGGAAAAAATCGATTCACTTGACCGTATTTGGATAGGCTCTTGATTATGCCTGGCGGAATATCGATTTGAGAACATATTGAGATTTCATCATACTCACACGCGCTATTTTTAAGTAGTGATTCAATGTTTTCTAGGAAAATGTCCTGTACTGGATTTGAATAGTAGGTAAATAATACTGTCTTCACTTGAGAATTTTACTTTTTCTTATTTATTGACACTTTTAAACTTGTCGAAGGTATTTAGTATTATACTGTAAATAGCATACTAGATTTAATCATTGAAAAATTATTACGAAACGTTAGGAGTTGTAGAAACCGCTTCTCAAGATGAAATCAAAAAGGCTTATCGTAAGCTAGTGACCGAACATCATCCTGATAAAAATGGAGGAAGTAAGGAATCTGAGGATAAGTTCAAAGAGATTGCCGAAGCCTACGAAACTGTAGGTAATGCAACCAAGCGTAAGACGTATGATGCTAGTCGTGGCCCAAGAGGTCACCATAATAGTTTCTATGATAGTTTCCAAGATTTTTCCTTTGGTGGACGTCGCTCTGACTTTAAGAATCTAACTCATACTGTTGATAAATGGGCTTCCATCAAAGAGGTAATGGAAGGAATTTCTTTTGATATTCAGTATTCCATAACCAAAAACGCTGGAGGTTCAACCAGTACCGAGATGAAGAACTTAAAAGTATCGGTCAATTTGGCCGAGAATGGGTATCCTATCACGGTCGAAAACGGCAGATACTGTATTCTGTTAAAGGTTAGGGGAGGAGGTTCCATACAAGAGACAAACGAGACTGATTTTTTCGGCAGGGCTAGAAAAATGTTGGTGACTGGTGATCTAATAGTTAGAGTAAACATTGACATGTTGGGACTAGATATTGATCAAAGTGACATTATTCAAAGAATCGAATTGTCCTTACATGATGTATTATTCAGCGAAGAGACCTTATTAGAGAGCCCATTGGGCAAGAAATATCGAATAAAATCATTCAATCGGGACACCCTTAATGACATTACTGTCAGAATACCCAATCAGGGACTTGTTTCAGCCTTTGGTAATAGAGGCAATTACGTATTTAAGATAATTGTGAACAAGCCAGATTTTTCAAAAATTAGTGAAGAAAAACTGCAGATTTTAAAAGACTTGCTACTCGACTTTAATAAATAATGATAGTACTGCTCACCTTATACGAAAGGGGGCACGTATAAATAATCAAAAAAGTCGAATTACGTTGAGTAATACTAAAATCGCTAACCTAAACCAAACGGTCGTTCCGGAAAATTCAGTGTTCATCATTGAAAGAATTAACGAGGCCGTTACTGTAACCAAGGAAACTAACGGTGACGTTATTCTTGAAGGCACTGCTGCCGTTTTTGGAGTTGTAAACGAAAACAATCGTGTATACGAAAAAAACGAGTACTTACCTCACCTACAGTACCTAAACAAGAAGATTGAAGAGCACAGACTCTTTGGTGAACTTGATCACCCACAAAAATTTGATGTTTCCTTAGCTAACGTATCTCACGTAATCGAAGGCCTTAGTTACGATGAAGGTTCTAACAGCGTAAAGATTAGACTGCGTCTTCTTGATACTCCATGCGGAAAGATCGCAAAGACCCTAGTTGAATCTGGCTGTACAACTTCCGTATCTTCTAGAGCAGCAGGTAATGTTGATCAGAACGGTAAGGTTAAACTACACAAGATATTCACTTACGATCTAGTAGCTGAACCTGGTTTCTCGCAAGCTTCCCTATCTCAAGTATCTGAAAGCTTACAAGGCAGTTTCTCAGCAATTTTTGAATCGTTAGATAATCTAAAGACCACGGCGATTACCAACAAATTAATGGATATTTCTGAAAACTTCAATTTTGAAGATTCTGTGAGAATCTATAAAATAAATAATTCTGAAACAACACCTAAACAAAATAATACACAGCAAATGGCTAATGAGTTTGTAACAAAAGACGAGATGAACCAATACTCTGAATTGGTTAAAAAGAAATTCTCAGCTTTACAAGAGAGCATCTCTAAAAACAATAAAGGTCTTCAAAAGATCTCTGAAAACGCTTCAACTGGTGAATCGCCAGTAGTTTCGAAAATGGTTGAGTATGTAAACTACTTAGCTGGCGAAATGGAAAGCCTAGTTGAATACACTAACTACCTTTCAACAATGATGAATCAAAGTGTTAACTACACTGAACACGTTGCAGAAAAAGTAAACAATGTAATCGACTATTCTGATTACTTAGGAGAAAAGGTTCAAAAGAACATTGCTTACTCTGATTACTTAGGACAAAAAGTAAACGAAACGGCTAACTACGCTGAATACGTTGCAGAAAACGTTGAAAAAACAGTAGAGTACGCAAACTACCTAGCTGAGAACGTTGATCTAAGTATTCAATACTCTGAGCACGTTGCAGAACATGCCGAAAACGGAATCAAATTCTCTAACTACTTAGCTGAGAATCTTGATGCAACAATCAAATACTCTAATTATTTAGGAGAAAACTTAGATAAAGGTATCAAGTATTCTAACTATATAGTTGAAACTCTAAATGAAAAAATGATTCCTGGAGCAACAGCTAAGACTCGTTCTCTATTGGGAGAGGTTAAGAAATTAAACGAAAGCGCTGAATTTGAAGTTTCTGAAAATTCATCAGTTGACGATCTAGTTAATGCAGTTGACGGTATCTTAACTCATATTAAATCTAATACAGCAAATGCAGTATTGGAAGGTAAATATCCATTCCTAAAGTTATTAAGCGAATCTAGAAAACAGGCTTTCTATAACTTAGATCAAGAGTCTAAAACTGCAATCGTTGAGACTATGAAAGGTGCTATCTTCTTCACAGAAGACGAAGTAGTTAACATTATGGAAGCGGTTCTTAACAAGCAGGTTGAAAACACTCCTAACTACGTTAAATTTATGCCGGCTCAATACAAAGAGCTATACGAAAGCATGACAGACGGTGAAAAAAATTGGATTTCAGCACAAGCTAACAACATGTCGTTGAACACTCCATACCAAGTTAAAGCTTTCTGGGATTCACGTAATCTTAGAGGAATTAGTGAAAGAATTGCTACTCAAGCAAATATAAATAATCAAACAATTAACGAAAACCAAGGTAAAGAAGGTTATGTCTCGTTAAAACAAGTCAATGAAAGTCTAAGAGGCTACTCTAATTCTTACATTGAAATGCTCCAAAGAAGAGCACAAAACTAAAAAAACATTTTAAAACAAAATGGCAACAAAAATTTTCAAAAGATTGAATGATTCTTCAATCAAAGAAACATGGGCTCCAGTTTTAGAAGGTTATGGCGCAGACATCAACGCTCGTCCTTGGTTAGTTGACTTAGCTCACAACCATGCTATCTTCGATAACGCAGGTGCTATCAATGAAGC